AGAGCCAACATCTGCGGCACCAAAGCCAGTGGCTCCAGCCTGAGCTGCACCATAGCCTGTTGCGCCTACATCAGCACCCTGGAACCCTCTAGCGCCAGCTTGTGCCGCGCCGTAACCCTGTGCGCCAGTCTGAGTTGCCCGATAGCCAGGAGACCGCACGTTCATGGGCTGATAGTTCATCTCTCTAGCAGCGCCAGCCATAGCGCCCTGAATACCCTGCGCGGCACTCTGATTAATGTTTGGAGCTTGCGGAGCTTGCTGTTGCTGCTGCTGTTGCTGCTGCTGTTGCTGCTGCTGTACGCGACCGCCAGCTTTACCGCCGCCACCAGCGGCAGGTTGTTGCTGTTGATTACCGCCACTACCAGCGGCAGGCTGATTTTGATTTTGAAACTGGTTAAAAGAGCTGGCAAAATCTTCATCGTAAGAAGTGCTAAAAGGATTGTTTCTATCACGAACATTTTCAGGATTCATTAAATCTGCAACACTGACGCGGCCCATGTCCATATTCCCACCAATTCCAGACTGATTATAACTTACTGTGTTAGTTGCTGGATCATAATCGTCATATCTGTAACCGCTTCCGACATAACTAAAAGGCTCGCTTCTTGATCCCCCTACACTTGGTTGCTGAGGGATACCACCAGCGGGAGGCGCCAGCTTAGGTCCAGACTGTGGCGTAGGAGTCCTTGTGGCAAATAAACCGCTTTGCGGCCTAGGGCGTCCTACTACATTCATTACATTCTCATCTTGCGGTACTGGGCGCTGTCCTGGCGGTTCCGTTACTGACGGGCCATAGTTAACCTGAGATGGGGATATAGGGCCAGGCTGCATTCTTTGCGGTCCAGCCATGCCTACTTGTTGTGGTACACCGTTACCTGAAGCCATTATGAAATCCTCCCTACGTTTCGCATATCTAGCATTAGCTCGTCAATGCCTTTCTTTGGTGCTGCAGGAACATTCATTGTTGGGGCTGTTGGAAGCGGGATGTCTACCAAAGGCGGTTGCGTAAACCTGGGAGGCAAATTGCGGGACGCCTCTTTGCGCTCAATTGGGCGATCATAATCGACAGTGTATGTAGGCAGCTCAGTGTATGTTGGCCGTGCAGCGGGCTGCATATCAAACGATGCCATTGTTGGGGATACTGGGTCAGGCACTACAAATGGGCCGCCACTAGCGACAACTGGAGGAGTCGGAGCACTTGGAATTGAGGGGGCAGGGCCGCCTCTTGTAGTAGGCATTGGGGTAGCCGCCATTGCGCCGCGACCAGGATCATAATCAACGCCACCCCCTCGGATGAAAAAGTCATTTCCAGGCCCAGGGAAAGGGGATGTATAAGTATTGCCAGCAAACAGCTCATTGTATTCTTTTGCGTAGGCAGGCTTTCTTGCCTCAAAGTCAGCAACAGCCTGGTCGAACAATCCACCAGAGCTGTATCCTGATATACCGCCACCAAAAGGTTGAGCTTGCGGCATGCCAGCCATAGGGTCACTTGGCGCGGCCATTCCAAATGCAGATGCAGCGGCTAGGTTATTTGCCATTGCGGCCTGCTGAGTAGGAGTAAAGCCAGCAACGTCTGGGCCATAGTATGGCATGTAGCCAATCTTCTGGACCTCTTCAGCTCGCGCTAGATTCCGCTTTGTTGCAGACTCTGCCCACTCTGGTATTTCTGTTTTTGTGGATTGACCACCGCCCTTGCCACCGCTCATATCATATATCCTTGCTAAGTGTCGTGAACGCCTCGGTCCACCCTTTGCTTAATAAGACCCTTGCCCAACCTCTACGGCCAGCAACAGTCATGCCCGTGCATCCCTGCTGTCTTGCAAACTCTACCGCCGACTCGTCCATGTCAACTATCTGATTCTTCTCGCCACCCGCCAAAAAAATGTGCAACACTTTCTTCCTGGGAAACGATATTATCTCTGTAACAGCGCAGCCGTGTTCTGCTGGCCAAAACTGCATGTATCCGTTCTTTATGGCTTCAACAATGTCCTGGTACTCGTGCGTCCCGCCACTGTACTCCAAAGCCGCCTTTATCCACTTCTCGCAACGATCTAGCTCTTCTTGTAAATCTGCCATATATCCCCCTAATAATTGGCCGATTATAGCATTTATTGACGGCTTCTGGTTATTGTAAGGTCAATTGGTTTGGACGCTGGCGCAAAAGATGTTGCGGCAGACCCATCAAGCCATAAATCGGTATCACTAACCGCAAACCTTGCCTGCATATAAGAGCCTGCAGTTACCTCAATTTGATCACTAACAGACAATACAATAAATTGATCGTTGGCATGCACCGTAACCCTTTCTGAGTGATCTTGGTTTGTGCCATTAACAGCTATCCAATAATACGCTGTCTTCGTTGATGCGCTTGACGATTTAAGTTGCAGATGCCCTGCAATAGAATACACCCCCGCTTCAGCAAACTTAATTTTTGTATTATCGCTGGGATCAATGCTCAATCCACCATTAGCGCTTACCGACGTAAACGATATATTGTACGCAGTGTCTGCCGCCGCCGCAGTAATGCTACTGGTTGCTGAAAACTCGCCATAGCCGTCAGCTAATACAATCTGCCTAAACTCGCCATTCTTGGATATTACCGGGTAACCAGTTCGGTCCCACAATACGACGCCATCTTCTGCCGCCGTGTCGCCAGCTATGTAGTAAGCCAGCTTCGCTTTAGTCCTGGCTAAAAAGCTAACAAGTCGCTCTCCCCAGGGCTTCCATTCTGGACCTAACGGGGGTGGCGGGTTCTCAGCCAGGCTCATCGCTTGCCGCCTGGGATTACATTAAGCCGCATCTTGCCTGCACGCCAATCTTTAAGCTCGGTGCCATTAATACGCATCCTGACCTGGCGACCACTAAACCTGGCGCCTGTTGGGTTAGCAAGAGCGAACGGCCCGTGGCTAACTTCTGAGTCATTAGGGTAGAACCTGGTCTTAAAGGTCAAAGTGACTTCGCCCTGGTTAAGCTCGTCCGGGATAATCTCATTTACTTTGGCGATCTGATCGCCCTGAGCAATCGATATAGGTCCACTCTCCAGGAATGTCTCACTACCATTGTGTGAGTACCCGGTCTCGTGGTTTAGCACGTTACCAGAGGTATCAAACATAATTGGGTTAGAGAATACACCAGCATCAACTGCAGAGCTGCGAGATAACTCACCAATGTTCCAGTGGCCTTCCTTGTAGTCGAACACAACGTATCGGTCGTTCTCTAGAGAGTCGGCGCTGGGATAGAACCACCACACCTCACCAAACTGAGAGTTGTTGACTGCAAACGCCTTGCTTTTCTGGGCGTGGTTTATGTCTTTAAAAACGTGATCTGAGACATCGCAGGGCATTTCTTGTACAGATGATCCGTTGTAGGTAAAGAAGCTCTTAGAGCCCATCCAGAAGGCTCCCTCGTCCACCGCAACTGCAGCCATGCGAGATATGGTGCCGCAAGATGTGCCAACCCTCTCAAAACCGTAAACAGTTGGCGGTCCATTGTATGTGGCGACGTGCGCGTCCAGGGAGGTCAGGATAAGTGTACGGCCTCTCACTCGGATACCGCACATGATCTCGCCAGAGGTCTGCAGCTCAAGATCACCAGCCTGGTTAATCGCTGTAGGCGTCCAATCCGTGTTGTCTTCTCTGTCACACCACTTTACAAGGCGCGGATTACTGCCTGCGCCTAGAGCAAAAATAAAGCGCTCCTCAGTAACGACAATAGCGCCATTACCTACCGGGGCATTTGTAATTGCTGCAGCGGGGGTGCCGGTATTTAACTGCCACTCGTATATCTTGCCGTCCTTTGATGAGCAGGCGATCAAATATTGACCCCAGGTATCCATGGACCAGGATGTGGCCTCTTCTGGCACGCCGTCACTAGGACGTTCTGTGCTGTAGTAAGAGGTGCCATAGAACGAGCCGCCATAGCCAAGATTCTGGTCTGCGTTGAGGTCACCAGTGGTAAAGCTAGTAGGGGTAATGTCAGAAACCGTACCCACTTTATTAACGTGGTACAGCTTTTCGTATGTTCCTGCCGCGATGTGGGCGTCTGCACTGTTGTCAGTCCATGTAATAGCGCCTCTAGGGGCGTAAGTGAATGCACTGGCCTTACGGGTAGTCCAACCGCCAACAGGCCGCACAGAGCCATTCTGCCACCTTATGAGGTTAGCATCTCGCCACCGGCCTACAGAATCCAGGTCAGTACCATGCTTAAAGATACCTGCTGGAATGTCTACGCTAACATATGCCATTTATACTTCCTTTGCAGAGCGACGGAGGCGGCTACTTACCGCGCATCTCCATAATTTTTCCGGCACCGCGAATACCAAAACTGGAACTGATCGCGATGAATAATAAATACTGATACCACTCAGGCAGCTTGTCTAGCGCCTCAAATCCTTCAGCCACCCGGTCAATTACCGACACGTCATTGGCTGCTATTGCGTAGCCAACCATAAACACTGGGATAGCTAACACAATGGTCCAAAATTCATCCTTCCAGGAGCTGCTAGAGGCATCTGCCATCTTGCTCTCCCAGTCAGCACTGTTCTGGATAACATTCATCTTGGCGTCATGCTTGGCCTGCTTTTCCGCAGCCTTATTGGCCAGGAACGTCTTGCCAATATCTGCAACCGGGCCGATTAACGCCGTAAATATACTCACTGAATAAGCCTTTCAAGCAAAGGCGATGCAATGACCAGCGGGTAAAGAAACCACAGGCGCTTATCTATATCATCAAAGCGCTTGGTCCCAGCGTCCAATTGCTTCTCAATGTTTTTGTATCGAGTCAAGCATTCACGCTCGTGAGCGTCTAGGCGCTGGATGGCTTCTTTAACCGTTGGCATGTCTAATTACTCTCCTGGCTCTTCTTTCTCCAGGTCAGCAACTAGCATGTTGATAAATGCGTCTTTGCCTACTGAAAGCTGATCAAGGTTAAACTGAGTGGACCTGATCTTTCTATCCAGGTCATTGCAGTGATTTACCATCACCTGCTGCTGCTCAGTCATGTCTTCAAAAATGTACTCTACTTCGTTTATCACTATGGGAGTTGTTTTTTTCTCGCCCATGTCGTGCTCCTTCCAGGTTATTGTTTGGCTTTATTGCCAAGGAATGCGAACTGCTCCAAAACCTTGTAGGCTTTTGCAACAAATTCATCGTCTTTCGGTGTATCCGTGTAATTGCACAATACGCTGGCTATTGTAACCAGTGACGTGGCAAGTACATATAAATTGATTAAATATTCCACTTAAAATCCTCCGTTAATCATGTAGTAACTGCCCGCAAATATAGTTAGCACCGCGATTGTGACCAGCACATTCTTAACTGCGTCACCTATCTGACGTTGCTTCTTGAGCTTCGCCAGCCTAGCTTTCTCCAGCTTGTGCTTGTGATCCAGTATAGACTTGTTCTGGATCATCAGCATGTCACGCCAAACGTGCTTAGGCGTTATCTTCTTCAGCTCCTTCTCCTGCTCTCGTATGGCGTTCTTAGCCCATGCAAGCTCCAGAGCCTCTTCCTGTGTTAGTACATGATCGCCTGCCTTAGTAGCCTCTTCAATGCTCTCTACAGCTACCTTGCTGTCAGTAAGGCTAGTAAATAATCCCGACAGACCTGACAAGTGATCCCCAGACTCTTTAACGGTAGCAATGCCATCGTTAAGAGCCTTGAGGATACCTACAACTGCTGAGATTTCTGCAATCATTACCAAGGAGTTCCAATAGCTAACGCAGGAGCTTTGCTGTCAGCAATCTGTGCAGCGATAGAATCTTCTACAGCGGTCACTGTTTCTGCACCTATGCTGTCCTTGCACCAGCCAATAGCCTGAGTTTCTGTGATGTCTGCATAGGGAATGAAGCTTTCAGCGTCTGCATCGGGCGTAAAGCCACAAGTGCCATAGCTGCTGCCTGAGTGTGTTACTGCGTCGTCACCAGTGCCTACTACTTCGCTGTCTGCTGCGCGCCAGTGTGCTACAACTACACCGTCATCTGATGTGTTGCGTTCTAGTGTTGAGATTGTCCAAGTTACTGCCATGATTTTATTCCTCTAATTAAATTGCTGCGATGATGAAGGCGAGTAGCTCACTGTAGCGAACACCCATCCTAGTCTTTTCTTCGTTGGTTTCTTCGTCAGTCCAAGTGCTGCTAATAAACATGGCGTAGTCACCTGCGTCTAAACCCTCAGCAGCAAATGCAGCCTGTAGGTCTTGAGCAATGATTCCAAAGTGTGTACGAGCCTCGTCGCCCTTCTCAGCTACTGAGTCCTTCCAGCGGAACTTACGCAGTAAGCCTTTAGCGGCTACAGCTACCCGCTGCTCTGCGTCTGTAAGTTCTGCAATGTCCTGCTTCTCGTTAAAGTCAGATGTCTGGATAGTGCCGTTGGTGGCGTAGATGTCGTCAAAGCGAACGCCAGAGTTACCAATGTCTATTGAGTTATCTGCATTGCTTCCAGAGGCAGTCATATCAACAGGTATAATTTGGTCGCTGTCAAACCGAATACCTCTGTTTGTTCCTCCAATATAAGGATTGCCGCTTATTGTACCAATACTACCTACGACTGCGCCATCCTTGCGAAAGTAGGCAATCTGACCGTCAGTAGTAAGCCTGTTCAGGTTCATCACATCGCCAGCTCTGGTGACAAACAGCTCACCACCAGCCCGTATAACAGTGCCTGCACCAGATACGCCTGTGGTGGTCTTACCCACCAGCACGTTGCCAGAGTTATCAACAGTCATAGCAGTATTCCAGCTTATAGCTGAGTTTGCTGAACCTGAGGCGGCTACTTTAAACTCTTGCTTACCATCAGAAGTATGTGCAATCTG